TCATCTAGGCTTGCAAGATATTCGAGGGTTTCGTTGTGAGCGTAGCATCACTATCAAACACAACAGCAATCGTTCAGCGTAAAACCCTTACGCGGGATGCGTTCGGTGCAACGCTTGAATCTTGGGCAACTAGCAGCACAATAAGCATTATGCTGCAACCATTGTCGGGTGCTAAGAGAGATGAATACCAACGCGAAGAATGGAATGTGTCACATCATGGGTATGCTTCTGGCACACCCGACATCGTACTTGGTGATCGTCTTTCAATTAGCAGCGAAACATATTTGATTCGTGCGGTTTTGGATATTGACTCGGCGGGTTCATATTTGAAGTTGGTATTGGAGCAAGAAGTCTGATGCCCCTTCCACTTTTAGCATTGACATCAGCAGCATCGGGCGGTGGTTCTTCATCGGTCAGTGGAAAGATTGGTCATCTTGACGACATGACGGCAACTTACCTTTCTGATGCCAAGAATGCTTTGGAATCGGCAATCATGGCGGGCGGCACAATGGTTCAGCGTGAAGCCAAACTTCTATTGAATCAGCACAAGGGGCATCAGGGAAAATTCAGGTCAAAGGCGGGGCAAGTACCGTTCAGGCAAACAGGTGACCTTGGAAGAAGCATTCAAGTTGAGGGTGCAAGGACAGGGTGGGGCGAGTTTATTGCAAGAGTAGGTGCAACAGCACCCGCAGATAAGTACGGTGCGGCATTGGAACTTGGAACTCAAAACATGGCACCGCGACCATACTTGCGACCCGCATTTGACAACAAGCAAAAAGAAATCATCGCGGTAATTCGGGCGGGCATAAAAGAAGTATCGAAAGGCGGTGCATAAGTGGCGGCGGTTGATCTTGCAAATGTAGTAATTGGTTTGTATGACTTCTTGACGGCAGACAACGCTTTCAACACCTCTATCGGTGGCGATGGTTCAACGGCAGGAAGGCTGCGCTATTCGCAAGCCGATAAAAATGAAACCTACCCTTATGCAGTTTTTCATGTCATAAGCATTGTGAGTGACAACGTAATGGAAACCGATGGATATTTTATTCGATACCAATTTGATATTTGGGAAAGTGAAGAAGCAGGTGCAAGGGCTTGCATGGATATTAGTGATGCGCTGCGTGGCGTATTATCAAGAGCGACCTACGCGATAAGTGGACATTCGCAAACGCAGATGCGAATGGATAACGAAGCCCCTCCATTGTTGGAGGGAACATCATGGCGGCATACCTGCGATTATGTTGCCACAGGATTGAAGGACTAGAAAAATGGCAGTAGTAAATGGTTTGAGTGGAAAGGTTACCTTTGATGGTACAGGAATTGACAGCAATGTNAAAGAGTGGTCAATAAGTTTTGCAGGTGCAGAACTTGATATAACCGCGATGAATGCAACAGGGCAATGGGATGAGTACATTGCGGGTCGGCGATCATGGTCAGGTAGTTGGACAGCGTTGTGGGATTCAACTTCTTCAAATGGTCTTACACCTGACACATCACCCGCGACAGGCGGCATTGGAGATACAGCAGCAAGTTGCGAGTTCAGGTTCTTTGACGATACAACCGACGGTACTATCGTTGGCAATATAATCATCACAGGCATTGATACAACCGTGAACATTGATGGAGCAAACGAAGTTTCGTACACGTTCCGAGGTACAGGTTCACCGACTTGGACTAAGTCGGCATAATTTAGAAAGAGGTGCAGAATGACAACGATTGAACAAGCAGTCAAGAGTCCTGTTTATGTTACGCTTCGAGGTTCGCAATATGAGTTTGCCCAACTTGGTTTATCCGATTGGGCGGGCTTCTGCGAACACTTGAAAAACGAGCGAAGAAAAGAGATCAACAAATCAGAGTTGCCAAACAGTGAAAAGCGAATACTTTATTCTGAATGGATAAAAACGCCGCTTGACATTGACGCAATGCTTAGCGAAGCCATGACATTCACAGGATTGTCTTGGCTTTTGTGGCGTTCGGTATCTGGCAACCACAAAGAAATCACGCAAAGCAGTGTGATGGATTTGTTTGATGGAATAACTGATGCAACAGAAATACTTGGGCAGATTATTGGAATGCCCGATGAAGAAAAAGAAGGTGAAGATGATTTGGGAAACGAACCGACGAACCCGTAAATTGGGTTCGATCTATTTTAATTCTCGCTTCGGTTTCTTCAACCCCGATTGATGTGGTGTGGGAAATGTCGCTTGCTCAATTCGTTGCATATTACAAAGAACTGCCAGAGGTTTTGAAACTGACAAATCCTTGGGGGGGTGGTGGCGAATCCGCACCTCTCGCTCCACCCTCTCAGGGTGTTTCAAGTTCGGCACAAATTGAAGCAACTTTTGCAAGCATGGGTATTGCACCAACGATAGTGGAGAAATAAATGGCATCAGGAAGAAAAATTGCAGAAGTATTTGTTGAAGTCCGAGCAGATTTAAGCAAATTGAAAAAGGGCATGAAAAGTGCCATGAGCATTGCAAGCGGCGGTGCTTCTGTTATTGGAAAAGTTCTTGGTGGTCTTGCAAGTCTTATCAAGAATGTATTGACTGCCGCCTTCAAAGTAGTTGGTGCGGTTATCAAAACAGTTTTCAACTTGGTATCTGCGCTTTTCTCGTCAATCATAAAATGGGCGAAGCGTGGTGTTCTTGCGTTGTCGGCTTTTGTTGCGTTGTCGGTGGTGGTCGGTGCAAAGTTCGGGCAGTCTATGGCGCGCGTGAAAGCGTTGACAGGTGCAACCACAAAAGAGTTTAAGGCATTGCGTGAGGAAGCAAGGCGATTGGGTCGGGCTACCGAATACAGTGCGAACCAAGCGGCTGATGCAATGTCAATCTTTGCAATGGCGGGTTTTAAAACCAACGATGTCATAACTGCGATGACTCCAACGCTTGACTTCGCTGCGGCTTCAGGTCTTGATCTTGCATCCGCCGCCGATATTGCCGCAAGAGTTATGGGGGGAATGCAACTCGAAGCCAAAGATTTGTCGCATACAATGGATGTTCTTACCAAGGCATTTACTTCTGCAAACATGGATGCCACCGATCTTGGCGAGGCGATGAAGTATGTTGGTGCGGTTGGCAAAACGGTTGGCAAAGATGTTGAAGAAATAGTTGGATCATTGACTGCGTTGGCTGCTGCGGGCAACCGTGGTTCGATGGCGGGNACAGGACTTCGCAAGGTCTTGATGGGTCTTGCAACAAGNAAGGTTCAAAAGAAAATTGCNGCGTTGGGTGTATCGGTGACNGATGCTTCTGGTGCAATGAAGCCAATGAGCAAACTGATTGGNGATTTGGTCAAGGCAACCAAGAACCTTTCCGATATGGAAATCGCTGATCTTGGCGTNCAGATGTTTGGTGCAAGAGGTGGCGTGGCGTTCTTGCAACTCATCGGGCAGGGCGAGGCGGCGATTCAAAAGTACACGGCTCAACTTGCAAATGTAGATGGATTCACCAAACAGATCGCAGCAACCCAACGCGACACGCTAGCAACAGCATTCAAAATAGTTCAGTCGGCAGTCGCAGATGTAATGATTACCATAACTGACATTTTAGAACCAACGCTAAGAGGGGCGGCGGGTTCACAAGTGAAGATGTGGAATAAGATCGGCGAGGTTCTCGAAGCAAACAAAACCAGAATCCAAGACTTTATCAAGAACGCAATCACTTGGATTAAAACAAAACTGCCCGATGCAATTCATATTGCTGTTGGTGCAGTATCTCAACTTTGGGACGAGTTCAGCCAAACCTTCAACAACATAAAAGCGTTGGTTCTTGATGTAACAGAAGGTGCGGGTTCTGCGTTCACAGATTTTCTGCGGTACGATGAAACAACAGGAAGTGGAATTGAAAGAGTGTTGACTTCTATTGTGATCGGCTTGGTGAGAGTTGGGCAAGAAATCCGAAACGTGTTTGAAGATATGAGAGTTGGATTGACCAACTTGGGCGTGAAACCTTTGGGGTGGATTACCGAATCGGTTGGCTCGTTTGGTCAGGGTATGGTAGAGGGAATTACCGACATCTTTGGTGGCAGCAGTGTGGGTGGATTATTCGACAGAATGCGGGTTGCGGGTGGAATAGTAAAAGGCGGGGTTGGTATTGACAAAGAGAGCCGTGCGGAAGCAGACGAGGCACAAATTGATAGCATTCTTGGAAGCATGAACGAGCGATTCGCAAACCGCGAAACATTGAAAGAAGCCAAAGAAGAAGGCAAAGAAGTTTTGGAAGGGTGGGGGCAGACATTAAAAGAAATGGCGTTTGGGGTAGACCCACACAAACAAGAAAAGTTGCGGATCGCTGAACTTGAAANGTTTATGCAGTCGATGAGCAAAAAAATTGAGGAAGCCCCGACAAAGGAAAAGAAAACAATTNNAGNACTTGACGAAGTTATGGCATCGGCAAGCCATAGACTTTCTACGAATCGAAGCGTGGCAACATCACAAAAGATGCAACATATCCTTTCTGGTGCTGACACACAAGCACCCGAAGAATTAACTCAAAAGATTCAACAGGTTGTTGTTGAGGATTCAGACACCAAAGAACCAGAAGAACTAACTCAAAAGATCACGCAAACACTAACCGAAGCGGGTTTCCAAAAACCCGAAGAACTTGTCCAAAAGATTCAACAGGTTTTGTTAGGCACTGATTCCCAAGCACCCGAAGAACTAACTCAACAGATTCAACAAGTTTTGATCGAAGCACAAGCAGAAAAAAAAGTCAAAGAAGAAAATGACAAAAAAGAAAATGAATTGATAGATGTATTTTCCGATGCCAAAGAAAAGAAAAGGGCAATCGAGGATGATATAGAAAGAGAAAAAGCAAGATTGCGTGAAGCGTATTTCACNGCCAAAGAAAAGAAAGAGGCAATTGAGGAACAGATAAAACCAAAAGAAAAAACGCCCGAAGTATCAAGGCATGGCATGGGGTGGTTCAGGGGCAAGCGTGACCCTTTGGGTTTGCTTAAAATGGCAAACGATGCAAAGTTGGCAGCCGACAAAGCGGGTGCGGGTAGAAAGATAGACGTGATGCCAACACAGAAAAAATTGGAGGGGTCTATTGCAACAATAGAAACCATAGTTGGTTCAAGGAATATGCGTGTTGCGGTAGAAAAAGATTGGGCAGAAGATACAGCAAAATCAAACAGGGACATCTTGGCGGTATTGAAGGAAACAAAAGAACCAATCAAGAACAACGAAAAGTACAACCAAAGTACCTCGATCAGTAGCGACAAAACAGCGCAGTCAATCAAGGGGCAAAT